GGCTTGCCCCTACCGTTCGTGACGCTGTACGACAGATGGGACAGGTTCTCCGCTTTCTCATTGGTAATCTCATCAATCGTGAATACGATGCTGTTCATCATCCCGAGCATGTGCATCTTGGAAGCAAAGGTATCGTCCTGTTTCATCAGCAAGTCATCAGGGTGCCCGAAAATAGAGTTAGCCATCATCTGTGCCGTGGACTTACCGGAGCCTGAACCGTTGTGCTTCAGATGAATCAACGCGCCCTTGACCGTACTACCACCGATAAACTTCAGCAGTGGGGAGCCAAAGCCTGTGAACAGGGTCAACGCGTGGGGTTCAAGGCCGGGACGATCGTAGAAGTTTGCAATCTCCTTCCATGCGGACAGGGTGCCCGTGGGTTTAAAGTGGGACGCTAGCTGTCGTGTGCCGCTGGCGGGGGGCGCAATCTTCGGACCGGCTGTCGTGTATTCCAATTCACCAACTACAAAGCCAGTGTTATCCGAAGTCCACCCCATTTGGCTCCGGGTCTTATTCGCAGTGAACTGCGTCTGCAGCTTGCGAAGAGTTGATGCAAAATATGCCATGAGTACATCCACATGTTTGCCGTAGGCAACGACCCCGTTCTTCACGAGTACGTCCCGTAGCTTATCCTTAGTAAAAATAGTTGTGACAGGGGCATAGAACCTCCGCACACCGTCTCGCTTCATGTGTAGGTTGATACCTACCATTTCTCCATCCCCGCCGTTTTGCTCGTCACCGTCGAAGAATCGTTCTGTCAGATACAGGTCGTCTTTGTAGATTTCAACCTCTACCACCTCACCATCGGCCTTCTCCTCTTTCCTGAACACGCCGCCATGAATGCCACGGAAGTAGGGGTAAGGGTAGGCAGGGACGCTAAGTAAGACGGCGGGGGATTCGTCATCCTCGGGCTTCTCAATGATGTACTGGTCGTTGACGACCTCTGCCTCTAGGACGATGCGCCCTAGGATGAGCGGGGAAGATACCTTCTGAGTGCAGCCCTTGCAGACCTCGCCGTTATTGTCACGGTACCACTCGCAGGTATACGGGCCTTTGGTGTCCGCAGCCTTAGCCTCAGTAGCCACCGCATCGTAGCCGGGGTGTTTCTCCGACAACTTATGGATGGCCTTAGCGCCATCTTCGCAACGAGTTGCAATCGACAAAGCCCCACGCCACAGCGGCTCTTCTAGGGTAGCGGCGTTCTCAAGCGCATGCTTAATCTGTGCGCAGCCGTTGCCGTTCATACTGCGGATAACGATACGCCGGAACTCACACTTAGGGTAATCCCCAGTAAGCTCCAACATCGCTGCATCTGCCCCAAACATCTTAGCAGCGGACAAGTCCACGGGCGCTTCCGGTAGTAAGGCGATAAACCCTTCTAGCGAAGTAGGTACTCCAGCTACCATTATTGACACCGGACGAGACACGCCGTTCTTAAAATTGGTAGTGCCGGGTACCCGCAAGATGCGTACAGTATCCGCAGTCACCGCAGGGTCAGCGTGAAGGTTGTGCAGTACGCACAAACGCTTCAAAGATTTGGCATGTATCGCCCACACATCAGCGGGGATATCCTCAGTCATTGGCCAGTACACATGCAGTCCACCACCGGAGTTAACGATGTATGGGACGGGCAGCTTGGTGACCTGTACGAAGGCTTTAAGGGCTTGCGCAGCGGCGGCTTGGTCTGAGTAGGGCTTACCAGTGCCGCAGTCTAAATCTAAGAAAAATGAACGCAGAAACGCTGCGTTTTCCGCCTTACGGCTTGAGGCATCATGGAAGGACGCAAGAGCATAATAAGCATCAACCCCTTTGGTTGGATAGGCTGAACTGGCAGCCTCAAGGTCATCAAGGGTGGAATGAAAATTCTGCCGAACGACGCCGCCCCGAATACCCACCGTGCAGTACGTGCCTGTTGTCGGCAGTACGGATGATAAAAAATCAGTCATATAGCTTCACGGTGTAGCTAAAAGAAAAGGACGGTAGGTCTCCCTACCGTCCCACCGGGCGGGATTACTTTCGCTTGTTAAGGCGTGAGGTAATCTTGGGCATGATGTCAAGCTGCGCGGCACGAGGCACCGACACTCCATTCAGCCAGTTGTAAACCGTAGCGCGTGACACGTCGAACATCCCCGCAACTTCCGCTATGGAAGCCTCGCTAGAGATACACGCCATGGCAAGCATGCGTACCACATGAGGTACGTCACTGCGGTTTACCCTGCGAATGAACTGGGTGCTATGACCCCGAGCAGCTTGAACCATTACTCGTCTACCGACCAATCACTGAGGATATCGGCCACGTTTTTAGTCGCGACAGGTTCCGCAGGTGCTGCAGCTTTAGGCCGTTTAACTGGCTCTGCCACAGGTGCTACATCCGCAGCAGGGGCTGCCTTGGTTGATTCCGCAAACGCAGGGGTTTCCACAAAGGCAGATGGCAATGCCAACGTAGCCGATGAATCCTTACCGCCAGTCATCTTAAAGTCAACTGCTTGCTTGGCATCCTCAGTCTCGCTCTGTGCCTTGGCTACTTCCCACTCACCTTGAGTCAATGGGCGCACTGCACGGAACTTCAACACGGGGACGGCTTCGCTTGTATCAAAACGCGCTTCGGTTACGAGGCCGGAGAGGGTCTTAATACCATGACCCAATAAGAACTTACCGTAGGCTTGTAGCGGCATCTTGTCGCCCACTGCGTTACCAAAGTAAGACTTAGCTGGAATCTGTAAACGGTAGATGTTGCCACCGATATCGTTGTCGAGAACCACAGCCAAGCGTTTGCTATAGCGGCATGCACGAGACTTGCCGTCACCGGAGCCTTCGATGTTCTGCTTGCATGTAGCGCAGCTAGAGCTTTGTGGGTTTGCCACTTCGGTGTTAGGAACCAAACCTTCAGCCGACCAGCACGAGGGCTTGACGACTGCGCCTTCTTCATACTTACCAGCGTAGAACGTACGGGATACGCCTTTGCTTGCAGAGATGATGACGAAGTTCATGGAGCGGTCTTCGTTTTTAGCGACTTCCTCACCACCGACCATCATGCGCCACACGCCACCTTTGATGGAGATTTGCTTGCCGCCTGAGTTACCGGCAATGTCCTTGAGGGACGGGTCTGTCGCTTCGCGCAGAAAGTCAGGGAGGGCGTCGCCCGAAGTGAAAAGAGTTAAATTGCTCATATATACCTTTGAAGTTATTTAGAAGAACGACGAACGAGAATCGAGTATTTCGACTCGACATTGACACCAGCGGGCATGACGTCCGGCTTCTCTTTGAGGAACTGCGAGAAATTACCCTGCGCAATTCGACGTTCAAGAAGTTCGGGTGCATCATGCTCACGGATGAACTTGTACATACTGTCCCAATCGGAAGTCCAGTATCGGGTCTTTACAGACCGTGTGAATGAGCCGTGTGCGGTCTTGCCGCCATCTTGGCCTGTAGTCTTGCAGATGTTGAGTAGCTCTTGGGCTACTGCATCGAGTTGGTCTTCCAACACTTTTATTTCTTCTTCCATCTGCTTTGTTTTGATTTCTTTGGCATCGCGTATCTTGATATACACTGCCACGAGTTTGTCTGCGTCCATTGTGTTTTCCTTTTGTTGTTGATGTCAACGATTCAAATTATACACTGTCAAATTTATTCGTCAAGCACTTGTTTGTATAAATCCACCAAACTTAAATGTAAATCGATGTTGCTCTGCAGCATTGTGTACATGCGGCGCTCCACGGGACTACCTTGTAGGTGCGTAACCGTAACGTGATTTACCTGCCCCGCGCGGTGGGCACGGGAGTTAGCTTGTAGGTAGATTTCAGTGGAGGATACTGGACCCCACCATACAACTTGATCGGCTCGAGTAAGGGTAATCCCGTGTGCCGTAGCCTGTGGACTTAGCAACAGAATCCTAGGGTTGTCCTCAGTCTGAAAGCGCTTGATGATCTCCGCACGTTGTGATGGGGGTACGCCACCTTGGATGGCCTCGACTGTATGCCCTGCCTTAATTAGCTCCTCTCGCAGCATGCTCAGCGTGTGTCGGTACGGTACGAAGATCAACACCTTGTTGTCCGTCTCGTCGATGACGTTCATGAGTTCCGATACACGGTTACTTACATCGAACTCCACTACATCGCCATCATCCGTATACACCGCACCTTGGGATACCTGCAGGAGTTTGTTGAGCATAGCGGCTGCGTTAACTGCGGTGATCTCTGCTCCTGCTGCGATGGTCAT